ATAGGTCAATTTGTGAACGATTAATCATAAAACCGACAGGTAAAAGTGCATTTTTTACCTTTTGTTCAATTTCTGAACGGTTACAGTTACTGACACAAGTCCAAGCGTCGCTACGCTCCTTGTTTGTTTCGGTGGTCTCCGCATTGGCATCAGGTGCAACATCTGCCACTGTGCCTTTTTTGATAACCCAATTTTTAAGTTTTGTTCTTATGCTTGCTAAACTGAAACGGTTTTTCACCCCCACAATTTTCTTTCTTGTTTCGCCATATTGGTTCGGCTGACTTTCTTCATATTCCACGCATAACGGCTGATCTTCACGTTTAGCCATAGCGCCCCCTTGCAACTCTAAATAGCTTGCAAAACAAGACACATCGCAAACTGCTTGAGCGTCTGTAATGGTCTTATCATCTACGTCATCTAACTGCCATTTTTCTAATTTGCGTAATTCACGCCACACAGAAATTGGCGGATTGCCGTAAAACTGGAATTGACGAATGCCCCAAAGGTTCGCCCAAGCACGCACACGTTGCACGTTTTCGTCAAGTTTTAAACCTTCCACTTCGTCCGATGTTTCGTCTTTTTGATTGCCCGCATAAATGTTTTTGGCAATGTATTTCGCGATATAAGAAACGGCAGAACCTTTTGCTGGGTCAATTTCATCTACTCTGCAGCGGTGTTTTTTCGCCCCGAATTCATCGCCGTCTAACTCTAAAGCTTTTGATTTAAATAAACGGATCACTTCTTCTTTATCTTCCGCTTTCACATACACAAGCAAGTGCCAGTGTGGAGTGGCGTCATGGTGCGGTTCAACGCCACGCATACCGAAAAAGCCAATGCCACGTTTAGCAAACAAGGCACGCAACTGCGCCCAATTTTTGCTTAAATAAGCATGGGTTGTGCGTGGGTCTGCACCTTTCCATTTCTTGTTATTTGTGCCGTTGTTATGGGTTGCATGAAAAGATGAAGGGGCGGTCATGGTTAAGAACAATGACACATAGCCTTTTTCAGTTGCCCATTCGTCCACGCCACGCAAGCGGTTCATCATCTCGTTAAAACGGATGGCTGGATTACCGGAAGATTTTTGCCACATTGCCATCAATTCCACCTGTTCGGATGGATCGTCAATGTTTTCAATAATCATCTGTTTTAAATATTCAAGATTGGCTTTTTGTTGATTGCGGTAATCGCTCAATGCACCTGTTGAAATGTAAGGGCTGACTTTTGCCGATACTTCACCACAACCAATCGCCAAATGCTCAATAAGGCGTTTTTGCGTGTTGCGTAATGTGCGAAACCAGTATTTCTCGCACACAACACGCAACAATTCGCCTTCTTGTTGTTGCACAGAAAGGCGTTTACCTTCTTCTAGGCGGTGTTGGCTTTTAAGTGGAAAGCCAATGTTTTTGCAAACATCAGCACAAAGGCGATGCAGTTCACTGCTTAAGCGTGAAAAATCGACCGCACTTAATAGCCCAACGGCTTTTTGATTGGCACAATCTTCCACGAAATCGCTTTGCAATCCGTTGAAGTGCAAGGCGAGTTTGTAGGCGATTTCTTTTAATTGTCGTTCGCCTAATAGATAAAAATGCAAGCCTTTACTATCCACAGGCTTTTGCATGGCCAAGTTGGCTGAATAGTGTCTGCGTTCAAGCAACCACGAAACAGAAATGCGATATTGCTCAAAAACGGCTTCCAAACGATTTGTCAAAACATCACGCAAGGTGGTGTTAGCAATGCGGGCTTGTTTGTTGCCTAAGCTAAAACTAATTGACCCATCATCTTTAACACTGCGATAAGCACGCAACCACACATTACGGAAGTGTTCACGTTGGCGTTTGCGTGGCAAATCGGAAAGTAGTTTTTCAACATAATCAAAATGATTAGGAGCAACCGCAAACAGCTCAATTTGTGCGGCAGTTGCTTGCGGCAAGTCTAAAGTGCGGCCAGTTTTAACCGCACTTTCCATTCTTGCCAAACGAGCTTCTTCCATCGCTGAATCACGTTTAGCGATGTTATTGTCTCGTTGTTGCTCCCAGTTCATCATTTTATTTATTTCTCCCGACAGCTTTTACATATCCTATAAAAATCAACTGATTAGCCGCATCGTAAAATTCTTTACTCATTGCTAAATCAGATGATGGCGAATCTATGAATCCTTTCTCTTTCCATTTCATTAAAATTTCGCGCTCGGCATTATTTACCTTTCGCATGTCAATATTGTCATCGTTAACCAAGCAGTACATCACATAAGGAATTAATCTCAGCTCTTGTTGCGAAACTTCATAGCCTAATAATTCAATTGATTTTTGCTTGATTTCATCTGTAATCATTCCTCTTGACATTTGTTATCCCCCTTTTGTTATATGTCTCTTGCTGTATTGGCTAAATATTCATTATGTTGATCAAAGTAATCTTTAATGGCTTGATTGGTTGAGTTGATCGCACTTTCCATTTCAGTGAGTGAAAGCACTTCATATTGTGCTAAAGCAAAGTTGCGGACTTCATTCACTGCGCCAATGATGGTGTTATGTAATCGCCCAATCACTCTGGCTTTTTGTTTTCGCCAACCGTCACTATCTGCGACAATCTCTAACACTTGAAAGCGGTCGCCAATCTTGGTGATTTGTAATTCGGCTCCGCAATCTAAATTGATGTAAATATCGGTACTCATTTTGTTTTCTCCTTAAAAGTGCTTACTTATCCAACTTGCCAACCAACACAAGGCGGCATCTAATAATGCGGCGGCCATAAAACAGCCCAACATCACCACCGCTAATCCAATGAAAAAATCACTCATTGCCTTTCTCCAAGAAATCCTTGAAATCTAACTGTCTGCTTTTTCTTACCTTGATTGCGCCTGTATCAATGGCGGCTTTAAAACAACGATCTACACGTGCAAAGCACCAATCTTCATCCGGTGTACTTGGTGCCAACTGATAGGCTTTGCGCCAAAATTGTGCGGCTTTTAAAAATTGCTCTGCACGTTCTGCTTCTGCTGCAGTTTCGCTTGCCGTTCTAAAGGCGATGAATTTTGTTCTCATGCTGTTTTTCTCCGTGGATTGGCTTGCCATTGCTCCCAATCTCTGTATTTTTGTAAAAAGATTTGGCGTGCTTTTGTCGCCAAGTCGCCGTTTTCAATAAATTCATTAAATGCTTGTCTTGCTTGCTCTTCGTCGCCTTTGTCTAAGTGATAGATGTAAGCGAAGAGTTTTTCCTGTGCCTTATCTAGTTTTTGATAATATTCCTTTGCGACAATGCTCAATGCGCCACGGCTTAAAATAACGGTTGCCATACTTCCCCCTAATTCAATGCTTTATCAATCAATGTGAATTCGCGTTCGGTAATGCCTTTCGGAAACATCCCCGAAATCAACCGCACTTTGCGAAACGCCTTGGCGATTTTGCGTTGTCCGTTTTCGGTGTAGTGGTGTAGTTTCTCGCCTGAAAATGTGGTGCTAACTAAATCATTGATGTCGAGTTCTGCCATTGCTAATAAGATTTCTCTTTCGCCTTGTGAAAGATTGCTGAAAGCGTATTCCACGCGATAGCGACTTTTGCCGATAACGTGGCGGCAATCGCCCCAACTTTGCACCTGTTCAACCGCAATTTGATTTTCTTTGCAGAATTTTGCCGCCGCACTTTCTTTGCCTGAAACGTACATCACACGCCCCCTTGCTTATTTGCCTTGAACCCAACTTAACCAACGACCAAACATCCCTTGCTTGCTCCAACTGGCTTTTTCAAGCAGTGCCACACGGTCGGAAAGCGTTTCATTCAACAGCACTTGTTGTTGGTTTAAGCTGATTTGATGTTGAAGATGACGTTTAATTGCTTGGTTCTGCACTTCCAACGCTTTTACACGTTTTTCTAACTGATACACATTCACACGTTCTTTGTGTGTTTTCCCGTTGTCGTACACATAGTTTTTACGTGACATTTTCTGGTTCTCCCTAAATTTTGGTTGCAAAAATCCTGTCGCATGAATTTCTTCAAACGACGGTGTTTAAAAATCTTGATGAAAATTAAAGACTAGATGTCGATTTCTTGCTGACGCTCGTCAATCTGATTTAACTGCTTATTTGCACTTAATGCTTCTGGGCGGTCTTTATAGATTGGCGTTCTTACTCTTGTAATTTGGCTTTGCACTCTTAATTCTGTGCCGCAGTTGTTGCAGTAAGCCAATACATCGATTGACAATAAACCGATCTTTTCGGAAGTTCGCACACGGATGTTGTTACTTCCGCAATTTGCGCATTTATGATCTACGTTCACATTCACCACCTTAACTGTTTCTAATCACTGCCCAATCCACATCGGGGCGTAAATCTTCGGCTCTTACTTTGCCTTCTGTTGCTTTGATAATGGCGGGAATATATTTAACATCCATATTCGCACCATTTATCCATCCATTTACAGTAGGCTGACTAACTCCACATACTCTTGCTAAGGCTGATTGATTGCCGCAAATTTCTGTAGCTAGTATCACTTTTTCATTCATTTAAAACCGCCTATAAGTTTTCCTTTAAGCGCATTATAGGAAATCCTTTAATAAATGCAAGAAATATTTTATTGTTTTATTCAAGGTTTACCTATAACTTATACACAAGGAGAATTTATGTCTGATTTATCAACCCGATTAAAGCAACTGCTTGATGATAGAAACTTATCTATGAATGCTTTTGCAAAGCAGCTTGGCGTATCTCAACCATCAATTAGCGATATAGTGAATGGTCGAACTCGGTCACCTAAAAATATTTTAGAAATTGCGACCGCACTTAACGTGGACCCGCATTGGCTAAAAACAGGTGAAGGCGACCCTGATCCGTCTTATCGCATTGTAGAAGTGAGCGAACCGCAAAACCCAAACACAGTGCGGGTTGATATTTTGGACGTGGAAGCGAGTGCCGGAAACGGGGCGTATTTAAGCCCAACCGAACAAGGCTTGCTTTCACAAGAATTTGATTTAACGTTCTTCCGTCAACAATTTGGACGTGCTGATGCAAAACATTTGAAGTTGATCACAGTGAAAGGGGATAGCATGGCGCCAACCCTTGAAAGCGGTGATTTGCTTTATGTGGATATTTCCGAAAATTACTTTGCCGCCGATGGTCTTTATGTTTTCACCTTTGACGGCCAAACATTCATCAAGCGTTTGCAAAAAGTGGGAAAAGAAATGCTCGTCATTTCCGACAACCCAACCTACAAAGAATGGACATTCACGCAAGATGATGACGTGTTTATCCACGGCAGAGTAGTATTCAGCATGCCGATGAAGTGGCGGAAGTGGTGATTTATTTTAATAAAACAAACCTAAGGAAACCATAATGAAAAAGTCACTGCTAATTCTAACCGCGCTTTTGTCTATCTCATCTTCAGCTTTTGCTGCGAATTTCCCGCCAACCTATAAGAAAGCGTTGAGTGGGCTAGATATTCTTGAGGCAGAACTGCAAGGAAGTTTTTTATCAGTGACATTTAACCGGGACGAAATCGGCAAACAGATGCTAGAAAGTGTTGTGCATGGTATTTGTTATGAAACCTATTTAGATAAAAAGTTTGCTAAAAAATTAGATCTAAATCGTGTCATGATTATGAATAAGCATTATACGCGTAGCTTTAATTTTGAAACAGATGTGAAGCAATACTGCGAAAATGTTGGCAAACTTAATAGCGAAGAAGCGAAAAAACAATACCCATTTGATAGCTATGTTTCGGAGCGTTAGAGATGAAATCGCTTTGTTTAATTCTAACCGCACTTTCCCTTGCTTTCTCAACAGCAACTTTTGCCAAAAGTAAAAAAGCGGATGCGGAACAGTTTAGTTGTGCTGATAGTAAATATTGCAAAGAGATGACTTCTTGCGCTGAAGCTAAATTCCATTTAAATGAATGTGGTGAAAGCCGTTTAGATCGAGACGGTGACGGCGTGCCGTGTGAGAATGTGTGTAGGTAGTGGATAGTAATAATTTTTTAAGTATTGAGTTAGAACGATAAATGTTAAATTGGGATGATATAAAAGATTTCTTAGCTGACACTAAAAAAATTCAGGAAAAAGCTAATCTAGAATGTAAAGCTGCGGCGAATAGTTTACCTAAAGATTTTTGGAAGTCCTTTAGTGCCTTTTCGAATACACAAGGTGGATTTATTTTACTTGGTATTACTGAAAAAAAAGACGGAGAATTTTGTATTACCGGTGTAAGCGACGCTCGCAAAATTGTAGATGATCTATATTCTCAAGCTCGTGGTGGACAAAAGGTGAGCTGTCATTATTTAAATGATGATTGTGTACTTTATGAGAATGATATTTTTGCAGAAAAGAGTGTAATTGCTATTTATGTTCAAAAAGCGGAAAACAATTCTATTCCAGTTTATTTGAATGGGGACATTACAAATGCTTACGTTCGTTTAAATACAGGTGATCATAAACTATCTCCTGCAGAATTAAAAAACTTTCTTTCTAGCTATACTAAAATAAATCAAGACAATAAAGTTATTCCTAACACATCAATTTCGGAAATTCATTTACCTACGTTAGATAAATATCGTCAATATATTAAAAATTACAATTCAACAAGTCCATTACTTGCTCGAGATGACTTATCATTATTAAAGAAAATAAATGGTTATCAAATAGATCTTAAAACCGGGAAAAGTGGTTTAACTTATGCCGGCTTATTAATGTTTGGAAAATTAGATATTATTAGGTCTTTACTTCCTCATTATTTGTTAGAGTATAAATCAAAAGAAACCGATCACCGATACGATGATCGAATCACATGTGATGAGCTAGAGGAAGGAAACTTATTTGAATTTTATTTAAAAGTTGCTCCAAAATTGTTTGACCTTGCTAAAAATAAACATTTTGCGTTAGATCAGTTAACAAGAAGCGAGGACAACTTGATAACTGGTGCATTACGTGAAGCTTTTATTAATATGCTTACACATTCAGATTATTTGAATGACAGAGTAACACTCAAAATATCACAAACATCAAATACGTTAAATTTTGAAAATCCTGGTGTTATGCTAGTGAGTATTCTAGAAGCTCAAAGTGGTAAAAAATCTATATGTCGAAATGCAATATTACACAATATGTTTCGCCGAATAGGCCTTTGTGAAAGAGAAGGGAAAGGAATTGAAACTATCTTCTCAAATTATCGTAAAGAATTATTAACTACACCTGTGTTGAGTACGGATTCAGAAAAAACACTTTTAACCTTAACGTTACAAGATAGTTCGGCTATACAAGCTAGCCAACAATTGCAACAAAGACTAGGTGCTCAATATCAAAATTTAGATAATGATTTGCACAAGAAAATTTTGTTATTGACCGCCTTAAATGGAGGATGGATTAAACATTCCATTCTCTCTGAAAAGTTAGAAAAAGACTGTCATAGCAGAGATATTACACTTGCTTTACCTGCTTTAGAAAGAAAGGGATTACTTTTAGGCAAAGGTGAGAAAAAAGATAAATTCTATGTTTTACCTTGGGTAGATGTTGGCGATTTAAAAGAGATTTATGGTAAACGTCATGAAGTCACATTGAATACGCAGTTAAGTTTTAATGTTGAAGGTTTAGTTGAAGAAGCTAACTTAGAAGCTAACTCAGAAGCTAACTTAGAAGCTAACTTAGAAGCTAACTTAGAAGCTAACTTAGAAGCTAACTTAGAAGCTAACTTAGAAGCTAACTTAGAAATTAAGAATGCATCTAGGAATGAAGACAAATTGGTTTATTATATCTTTGATCTTGATGAGTTCGGACGAACAATAAAGGATGGTCGGACAATTATTAATGAATTAGATGATTTAGCTCCAGACTTTTTAGAAAAACTTAAGAATATTGTTCCTGATGATTTTTATAGAAAAAAGAAGAAGAACAGAAAAAAACTGAAAGAACTTGTATTGACATTGTGTAGTGATCAGTTTGTTACAAAGAAATCACTTGCAAAGCTTTTGGGGATAACAGAACCAGCTTTATTGTTACATCTAAAAGAATTTGTAGAACAAGGTATGCTAGAACTTGCGTTTCCACAACAACCAACGCATAAAGATCAATCCTATCGGGTTGTTAAATAGCGGTCAATCGACCGCTTTATTTTTTCACCTTCTTCACGTCCACTTCTTCATCTTCCACCTTTAATTCGCATTCAATTTGACTGGTAAAGCCGCTATCTGAAAGATTGTGCGTCACTCTTGTGATCAGCCAATTTGTGGCGTCAATTTCGGCTTTAAAGCCTGACAGCTCAATCGGCGTTTCTGGCATTAAATCAGGTTCACCAAAGGCGAGATTAAGGCTAAATGTGGCGACGCCACGTTTTAACTTATCAAAGGCGGATTTGGCGGCAGTAATGGCGGTTTTCTCGCTTGCATAGGTGTGTCGCAGTGATTTTATTTGAGAACTGTCACTTGTAATGGGTTCTTGTTGCTCAATTTCGTTGTATTTGCGTTTACTTAAGCGTCTGCCTTTCACGGTGCCGTTTTTCAGCGTTCTGCCTTTCGTCATACGCTGTTTTTTCACAATCTTGGTGTTTTCATCTACCGTGATTTCGCCACGCTTGCCGCTGTCCGTATCGTGCCAATACGCCCGCACGGCTTTGTAGTTTTCACTTTCAGCAATGGAAAAATTGTAGTTGTCGCCATTCTTGCGGGTGATTTTACGCAGTGGAATATCTTTTCCTGTGGCGGTTTTTGCTTTGCCTAATGGCATAAAGAGCAACGTGCCATTTTTCACCGTACACATTGCCCCGTGTTCTTCCGCAAGGCGTGTCAGCAAATTAATGTCGCTTTCGTTGGTTTGGTCGATGTGGTCGATTAATCGGTTGGCAAGCTCTTTTGCCACTTGGCTTTTAAGCTTGTTTCCTTGTGCAATTTCGTTGACGATTTCGCCTAATTTCTTTTTATGAAATGACCGCTCTTTTTGTTCGGTGAACGTGCCTTTTAGATCGGCGGCTCTTGCCCGAATGGTGAGCTTATCGGCAGATGATGCACCGCCTGAAAACTGCACTTCATCGACTGAATATTTGCCCTTATCAATCAGCGGTGCGCCTTTCCAACCAAGTGCAAGGCTGATTGTGGCATTGCGTGGCGGCAAAGCCAATTTGCCGTCATGGTCTGATAATTCTAAGTCGAGCGTGTCCGCTTCCAATCCGCGATTATCGGTTAAAGACAGATTGATCAATCGGCTTGATACCACTTGTGTGATGTCTTGCTGTTTGTTGTCTTTCGTGATGATCACCACTTTAAAAGCGGGGGTGCGGTGATTGTCGTTAAAGTCTAAGCCTAACATTACAGATTACTCATTAAACTGTCTGCAATGGCAATCAACATCGGATCGTCAGTGCGTTTAAGGTTCATGGTGAAATCAATGGCACGTGGTGCGCCATCGCCAAATAATTCTGTGCGGGTTTCTTGGATATTCTCAATCACAAAGAAACCGATAATTTCAAAGGTTGCACCATCAATCAGCGGAAATGC